CAACGAATCATTTGATATGCTTGACGCGCATCGGCTGATTGTATTGCGTGAATTTTATATGTTTTGCTGTTGTATGTGATTCGCATTTGTTCGTTAATATCCGAACGGTAACGAATAAAAAAATCGACACGTTTCGTTGCCGAAATCATATCGCCGTTCTCACCTTCGTCGCCGACCTTTTCCACAACCTTCGCCCATACATTTGCCAACGTGCCGAATGATTTGGTCTTTTGTCCAAATGCGTCGGTCGTGGTGCTGAATGACTGAATCGTGATTCGTCGGTCTAATTGTCCCGCTTGGTCAATCATTAGAATGTGAAGATTCGATAGGGGTTCCACAAATATTCGGATGCCGTCGGCAACTGGCGAACGCGGTCATTGCGTTGGTCGTACAAATCCGATATCACCAACATCATCCCTTGAATCAATGGTTTCGGAATCGATGACGCCCCCGTCCCCACAGTATAACGCACAATCACTTGATTGACTACACCAGCCGCGGCAAACCATCCGGAAACGGATTGGATGCGTGCGGGTTCGGAAATCAAATCCGTGATGTATGCGTCCGTTGAAACCGTCACTTCCGATCCGATTTCATCCACATATTTTACCGATGATATTGATGCCACGGGACCGCGCGACAAATAAATGAGGTTCGACAAATTGTTCCAACGGTTCGTTGGGAACTTGTCGAAATATTCATCGATTGTCGTCGTCACCAAAATGCGGCGCGTGTATTCTTCACACATTTGACGTGCGGCCGTGATTAGGGCCTCAATCAATGTGTCGTCATCACTATGGTCGACGCGCAAAAAGTTTTTCGCTTCGGTCAATGTGATGGGTTCCGTCGCCGCTGGCGTTACAATATCAAATGCCATTTATCGTGTTTCTTTTGTGGTGTTCTTCTTTACCGCTTTTTTTGCACGCTTCTTTGGTGGTTCTGCGATGGCCTCACAAAAACCAGCGTTCAAAAAGTCGGTCAATCGTTCTTCGGAGTGGATTTCCACCACCGCGCCTTTGCGGTAGTGGAATCCAGTTCCGGAGATAGATTTCAAAAATCTAACCTTCATATTGAATCGTTTATGATTACGCTTGAATCAAGTGCTTAACTGCACGGCTATCAAGAACGGCACCATCTTTACGAGCGTATGCCACGAAACCAATTTCTAATTCATCCATGTAGCGTTCGTTCAAACGTACAAACTGAACGCCGCCAGCGTTACGAACAACATACTTGCTGAAATCTGCCGCAATCACGGTTTTTGTAGCCGTGGCGATGCTTGATTGCATATCGTTGTTGATGTAAACTGGCACACCCAAGATGCGGTCTGGTTGGCCCGCTTCCAAAGACGGAACGTAAATTGGGAAATCGTTTGCAGAACCGAAACCAAGAGCACGGATTGCGCTTGCGATGTTGTCGTGCATCATCAAACCGAATGATGGCTTGTTGCGGTACGACGGATCGATTGAGTAGATAAGGTCCAAAAGGTCGCTTTCGGTGATTGCTGTGGCACCCGCCGCAGTTTTACCAAGTGCAGAACCCGTCACGATACCTTGTGGTTGGCTTGAGCCAGTACCCGTTGTCAATGCCGCGTTTGATGCGCGTGCGATTCTTTCACCCATAGATTCAGCCAAGAACGAATTCAAATCGAATGCGTTGTCTTGCAACAATTGCATTGACACACGCACTTGTGATGCGTAGTTGTATGCGCTCAATTGCTTGTTGGCGAATGTCATATCTTGAACAGTTACCGCCGCCGCTTCGCTGATTAGGTTAGCATCGGTTGCAGTATCGTTCACGGTTGGGTAATCCAACAATGCACCGCCCGCGGTGTTCAATTTTTTAGATACACGCTCAACCTCACCAGTGAACAATGTTGCAATGTCCAATTCGTCGCTGAAATCTTGAGGAACCAAGAATCCACCCAATGAATCAGTACCAACAATTTGCGTGTCAGTACCACGCATTTCAACCATCAATGCACGTTCTTCGGCATTCAATGCGCCCATACCATTGCGGAGGTATTTTGCGAATGCGCCTTTTTTGCTTGCCTTTGGTGCAGCTTGACGCGCTTCAGCGTTTGCAGCCAATTCTTTTTTCAAATCTGCCGCACGCTCCAACGTGTCGATTTGCTCTTTGATGCTTCTTGCATCGGCTTCCATTGCGTCGAATTTCGACTTTTCTTCGGCGTTCAAAGAACGTCCTTCTGCTTGCGCCGCATCAACGATGGCGGTCGCTTGCTTAATCAATTCTGCGCGTTGTCCGCGCAATTCGATGTTTTTCATCGTGTTAAAATTTAAGGATTTTACTTTTATACAAATAAATGTTGGAATCTTCTTCTTTGGGTTCCACCGATTCGGATGCGGTGTTTTCCGCCGCGGCCGTTTCGATTTCTTCTTTGGTTTCCGTTTCCAAATCGCGTGTTTTCAATTCCGATGTCGCATCCGGGTATGCGGGTTGCGCGACTGGTGAAACATCCAACAATCGTGATACTTTTTCAATGATTCGGTATGTGGTGCCGCCGCGTTGTTCCCAACGGTCCTTTTCAATCAAGAACGCGAATGAACTTTGATTCACATCGCCGCGTTTCATCAATTCCACCAAATCATTGGCATATGTTGTGTTCGGCAAATCGACTTCGTAGAACAAACCGCGTTTGTCCGTGCCGATTCGTAGTGTGCCACTTGACACACGTCCCAACAATAAATTTTCGTCGTGGTTAAAATACGCACGCACATCGTTGTCCAATACTGAATCGAATGCGCCCGCTTCAATTTGTTCGTAAAAACCACCCATCCATTCCGAATCGGAATTGTACACGGCGGCATATCCACGGATCGTGTTGCCATCGTATTCCGCACTTTCCATTCGGAATTCGCGTTGTTCTTTTACCACGGAAGATTTGCGAACCTCCGCGTCATATTTTTCCAAGGTGCTGAATCGGTGTACTACGTTCAATACTGGCTTGCGCTCCACATAGGCGTCCGATTCCGAATCGTAACGGTACAAACGGATCAACGCCGCCGGATCGTCGGGTGTGCCGTTAACGATGAATCCGGAATCCGCTTCCAATTCGCCATCCGTTTCCACTTGAATGATTCGGCCGTAAGCATTGCCGCCCGATGAATTCCAGCGCACAAAATCACCAACCGCCAATTCATTTGGTTCGGCGCGTTCCTCATCATCATAGCCACTTTCATCCATTTCGGATTTGCCGAATGTGATGACGATTTCTTCGTCGGTTTCAACCACCGATTTGATATGTCGTTCGTTCTTATTTTCTTCCATTTTTTCAATCGTTCTTTTTGCCCAATTCAACATCGGGTCGCCGCCCCATGCGGCATACATAATCGAACCGCAAATTTCCTTTCCATCTTCATCGGTGAATTTGCCTTGGTCGTACACCTTGGCGCGTGACAAAAATGAATAAGTGCGCACCAATGTTTCGTCGGAAATCGTTTCACCACTTGCCAGTTGATTGGCGCGTGTCCAGCCGACCGCCGTACCGCAATCCGTGCCGTTCTCCTCGCGGTGTTTCAACGCTCTTTTAGCGTTGTTCTTCGCTCCTTCGGGGTAATCACTCCACGGCATCGTTTTCGTCCATTTTAGGTGTTCCCACTTCAATCATATTCATCGGTTGCAAATACGCATCGCCACCATCAATCGGTGCCATATTTTCCAACTTGCGTACATCGTTTGCCGATATCCATCCCCATTGGCGTCCTTTGGTGTACGCTTCGTATCTTGATTTGATATCACCACGCAACAATCCGTCCATATTGAATCGGATGTAATATGAAGAATCACCAACGAACAACTTGCGGTTCAATTCGGATTCCCATCTTTTCACCCAAGGCAAAATTGTGTTGCGTTGGAATTGGATTCCTTGTTCTTCTATATTGGCACGTGTGGATGAATTTTCCAAACTTCCCAAATACGCCAATGGAATGCGGAAAAATCTTGCGATATCTTCCACGCCAAATTTTCTTGTGCTGATGAACTGCGATTCTTGTGGGCTGATGGACATCTTTTCCACTTTCATCCCTTCTTCCAAAATCGCCGTTTTGTGTGCGTTGTCCAATCCCGCGTTGCGTTGTGTCCACGAACGAATCAATCGTTTGTACGCTTCATCGCTTAATCTTCCCGGGTGTGTCAAGACCGCCGAAACATTTGCGCCATTGCCAAAGAATGAACCACCGAATCGGTCGGCCGCCAATCCCAAACCAATAGATTCGCGAGCGGCTTCGATGACTGATTTTCCAACCACGCCGTCGAATCCTAATCCAACGATGTGAATCATTTCGGAATCGTCGAATGTTTCTTTACCGTCGATTTGATAGAACTTTTCGTCTTGGTACACTTTGACATCCACGCGATCCGGGTGAACCGGAATCAATTGCAATGGGTTTCCAGCGTTGTCACGTTTGATGACGATGAATGCGTTTCCGTGCAAACATAAATGTGCTTGACACGTTTCACGGAATGTGAAATCCGTCATCATTGCATTGGGGTGGTGAATCAAATTGTTGATGGGATGACCATCGGCATCAATGACGATGCCGTCGGTCGTTTGCTTAACATTCCACGGCAAAGACGCCATGGTTTCCGATATTACACGAACGGCACCAAAGACCGCGGACAATTGCATCGCGGTGTTTTCGGTGATTGGAATTCCCGTTTTGGATTCGTTGTCGGCGAATAGCCATTCAGCTGGGTTCGACAACGATGTTGATGGGCGGTTTGGATTGTTTCTAAACGCACCCAAAATGCGCCCGAATAAGTTTTGATTTTCGGCCATTCGGTTGAAAATGATTGTACAATTCGGGGTCAATGTACGATATCATTTGCAATGTTCAAAATTTAACAAATGAATGTTAAAAACAACAAAAAAGGGACACCTTTCGATGTCCCTTACCAACCAAAAACAACCGCCATTAGAACAACGGCGGATTTCTTAAATGGGTTTGTGAATGGCCGCGTTTCTTTTCAAACGTTCGTTCAATGCCGAACGACTGAATGAAATGTATGTGGTGCATTCCTTCAATATGATTCCTTTTGGTGTAATTGATTCCACCAAAAATTCTTTTCCCGTGCGCGTCATTTCAATGATGTCGCCAACCGATATGTCGTCAATAGGTTGCATCTTCATTGCGTAATGTACGGAATCATTCGTTGTTGTTGTGTAGTACATAGGCAAAAAATTGTTTTCCACAATATAACAAAAAATTGTTAATTATTTCCAGCTGATTCACAATCCGTCCAAAACACATTGATGATTTCCCCTTGCAAAAGGATTCGGATCACATATCCATCGCCAGTTTCCGCAATCCACGGCGTGAATCCGTGTTCAAATAACGCCAACCCCAAACGCCGGGCATCTTCCATTTTCATCATAACATTCTAATTCCTTGTGTTTCATATGTCGATGTGCCCGTCACATCCTTGTTTTCCATCGTCATCATCTCACCCAATGCCATAATCATTGCAATGATGCCGTCAATTTTATCGCCCGCCTTCGCCTTGCTGAATTTGATGTTTTCCGCATCGTCCTTTTTTGTCACGACATTCGCCACCATCCAACGCAACATCCCATGGCCGCCGTGATGCAACAATCGTTTCTTCACCAACACTTCGGCATTTTTTATCGGTGCGGTCATTGATATGAACCCTTGACCGAACGGGTCCATTTCCAATCCTTTGTCGGTTAATTGCTGGACCAATGAATTCGAATTCCAACGGTCAAACGCAATGGATATGATGTCGAACATTTCCGCACATTCTAAAATCGTTTTTTGGATGACATTGTAATCCGTGGAATTCCCTTCAGTTACCATCAATTCTTTGTTAGCGACGAATGTGTCGTATGATCCGCCCGTTTGATTCCGACGGCGTTCAACGGCGGCTTCGGAAACGAACAATTTCGGAATCACCTTGATACTATCATCGTCCATCGGGAACACCAACACGAATGCGGTGACATCTTCGGTGGCCGCCAAATCCAATCCCGCGTAACACTTGCGGCCGCGTAATTCTTCCAAATCAATCGTTCCGCTGGATTGCATCCATTCCTCATCAGTAATCCACCCCGATAATGAATTCACCCATTGGTTCAAATGCAACTGGCGGAACGCGATTTCCGCCGACGGCAACGATTTGGCTTCTTTCGCCATCTTTTCAAAATATTCGGGCTTGATTGAAATTCCGAAATTTGGGTTGGCCTTTTGCCATACTTCCGGATCGTGGATGTCGTCGGTCGGGTCCGCTTCATATATCAACGGCAAAAATGTGTCGTCATCGACAACGCCTTCGCGAACCTTTTTTCCGTAATCATATAACTCATAGCAAATGGAATTCGGATCGAACACACCCGCCGTGGTGATGGCAATCATCAATGGTTGTGAACGCGCACCCATCGATGTGGCCATCACATCCCACAATTCACGATTCTTCGCCGTGTGCAATTCATCGTAAATGACACAACTGGCATTGGCACCGTGCAACAACCCCGCTTCCGCGGCGACCGCCTTCAAAAATGAATTGGTTCCCTTCTTCACAATGGAATTTTGGAACACGTTGCATTCGCGCGATAATATCGCGGAATTCCGAATCATTTGTTTGGCCACATCAAACACGATTTTTGCTTGGTCGCGTGACGATGCACAACAATATATTTCCGCGCCGGGTTCCTTATCAACGAACAACACGGCCAATGCAATGGCGGCGGAAAGGTTCGATTTCCCATTCTTTCGCGGAATCTGCACATACGATGTGCGGTATTGTCGCAAACCGCCGTCGTTCATTGTCCCGAATAGATCGTGGATGTACTGGCGTTGCCATTCCTCCAAAAGGAACGGTTTTCCAGCCAAATCACCTTTCACGTGTGTACAAACGCGCTCAATAAAATTGATGATTTTGTTTGATTTTGTTTCGTCGTGGTGCATTAGAACAATGATGTTTGGTTGCTCTTTTCTTCTTGGTCGCTCAATCTTTGCATTGCAACGGCGTGATATTTTTCATCTATTTCAAAACCGATGAATTCGCGGTTTTCTTTTTTAGCCATTGCGCATTCGGTTCCGCTTCCAGCGAATGGAACCAACACGAAATCACCCGGACGCGAACAAGTCAACAACAATGCACGCGTCAATTTTTCGGGTTTCCTTGTGGGGTGCTTGTATTCCGTATGCATTGCGGATTCGTTATTGAATCGCATGACCTCATTAAGGTTCAAAAAGTTATCAAAAGGACGGCGCAAATCTTCATATTCACGGCGCAAATCTTCATATTCACGGCGCAAATCTTCATATTCACGGAATGAATCCCATTCGTTGATTTTGAATTTCTGAATCAATTCGTTGAATGTTTCCAATGTTGGCAAATCCCATTGGGTAGATTTCCAATAAAAAGCGTGTTCCGCCCTACGATGTCCGAATGTGTCGTTTATTTTTTTAAGAGACAAACCAATAAAGGACTGCATTTCCTTGAAATGATTCCGTAAGGTTTGGAAATTATTGACGTCCAATTTTATGCGCTCCAATCCCGTTTGGTTCACTTCATTTGAATACATCAAAATGCGTTCGGTACACGGCGCAAATGAACGCAGTCCGTCGGACTTATTCAATCCCATGAAATTTTCGCCTTTGTGCCAAATCAAGTGGTTGACTAAATTGAAATATTTGTCAAAAATGATTTGAGCATATGCAATGCGTTTGTCGTCACCATACCAAAACAAGGTGCCGTTTTCCGCCAACAATCTTTTGCATTCAATCGCCCATTTTTCGACGTCCTTCAAATAGTCGTCAAACGAATCCCACACGAAATCAAAATCGCCACGGACTTCAAAATATGGCGGGTCGGCAATGATTAGATTCACCGAACCATCGGGCAAATCGTTCGTCATCCAATCGGCGTGGTGTATTGTGTTTTTCTCCATCATTCCAAAAGGTCATCCAATGTTTCAATTTTTTCTTCCACGCTAATTTTCGCGCGTGATGATGCCGTCAATCCAAATTGAACCATCATCTTTTCCACCTTCGTCCACGCTTGATTCATCA